TTAGTAAAAATAATTGATTGCGTCATTTTATTTCCTTAAATTAAGCGGCAAAAACTGCTAAAAACCCTTTAGTTGGGTCTGTAAGGTTACCGTTATCATTTCTCCAGCATTGAACTTCGTTAAGTGTTGTTGTAGTCTGCGTAACTTGCGATTGATATTGTATAGCCCCCAATGTTCCTATGTCAGCACCAAGAACTATTGCAAAAGTTGTATTTGGCATTGCAGTTGTAAAAGAAAAAGTATATCTACCAGTTGCTACTTTGGTCATTGAACTAATATTAAATGCTTGTGTAATAGTTCCAGCACCGCCAGCAAATGTAATCCAAGCCTTTGCAACACCATTCATTCCGTTTTGTGTAGCAAGAACTCCGCTAGGTGCGTTTAATGTAGTAACTGTTGCAGTTGGTAAAGTAGCTGAAGTAATAGTGCCTGAAGCAATAGTGCCACCAGCTACCAAAGCCGCAGTATTCTGAACAGTAGAATCAGGGAATGTTATGGCATTACTTGTGCCGTTTAATGTTATTGGCATTATGTATTCTCCGCTGGTAATGGTGTGTCGGCTGGCAAAGGAGTGTTACCCTCGCTAATCCATTTCAAATATTGTTGGTAGCAAGTGTTGTCAGGGTCGAATGGAATGCAAGCACCGTCTGTTGTACGAATTACGCTTGAAACTAAACCATTAAAATTTTTAGGTGATTGTTTATACATTTATAACTCCGAACTTAAAGTCAAATTTCCAGTAGTGTTGTTTTTTATTATTAACCCAGCACTTCTATAAGCTGCACCATTTACACTCATTGAACAATAAATTGTAGAAGAATCATAAGCGGCAAAAGTGTTTGTTAATGTTGCATCAGTCGAATAAACAGCAAAATCTGTATTTGCAAGGTTTGAAATAGCTACAGTAGGTTCGCCACGCATAGTAACTGGATGTTTAATATAAAACCAACAAGATGTTGTGTCTCGCTGACCGCCCACACCAACCATAGAGGCATCACCAGTTCCATCGTTGTTTAATTTTGCAAAATACCGCTGACACAAAGCCAATTCTTGCTGATACTGTCTGTATTCAAATGAAGTAGCTTGTGTGCCTACCTCTAGCTGAACTCCAGTTAAAAAGAATGTAGCCCCATTAGTTGCTATGAGGTTAGTTTGACCAGTAACACCTTGTAGGTTTGCGGCTTGCCAGCTATTTGCAGTTCCAAGTCGGCTTGTGCCAGCACCTAAAGTCCAAATAACATTTATGCCAGTTCCGTTAGTAGTTAGCCAAGTGCCAGTAGTATCGCCAGCAATAGTAATGGTTTCAAATTCCCAAGTGTTTGCGGAATTGATTGTGTAGCTAAATGGGTATGAACGATTAGCGGCAGAATTTCTTAATGCACCACTAAATGTTCCTGTTACTGAACTACGCACCCAAAAAGATAAAGTTACAGTTTTAGCGTTTGCTGTACCAAATCCTAAATCGGCAACATTGTAACCTTCTATGTGTTGTTGAATATTGTATTGTTGGCTTGCACCAATAGACGCATCAGCAGTTGTTACTGTTGCAACAATAGAATTTACAAAACCAGTTGGTGCAGTAGATGATTGTTGAATTGTATAAACACCGTCTGAACCTTGACCAGCCGCTTGAAATCTATCAGCCGCAAAGAAAGCCGCATCAGCATTTACAGTAACAGCAGCACCAGCGTTTCTTTGGTCAATAACCATACCGCCATTAATTATTCTTGAACGAAACACAGAACTGACAGGAGCGAATACACCGCCACTAGCGTCTACTATTCTATTCACATTGAGAGTACTCATACCTGCTCCTTACGCTTTTTATGCCACTCTGTAATTGATTTACTTCTCATTTGGCGTTCCTGTTCAGATTGTTTTCTACCTGTTCTTGCTGCGCTCATCTTAGCTTTAGTTTCTTCGCTGTGTTTGCGCCCTTTGTTTGGGCTACCATTTGCCGCCCAATATGCTTTCTGACTTGCAGACATTTTAGCTTTTGTTTCCTCACTTGGAAACACGCCTAATGAGTGCTTATTACCTTTCATTACTTCCGCTAACTTACGCTTGGCATCTTCGGGAAACTTCTTGCCCTTCATGCCTGATTTGCTTCCAAGCGGTCTAGTGTGGATTCTTCCTGTTAACGCCAGGCTATGCTTGCGTCTGCGTTCCTCTGTCCATGTAGAGCCTTCAGAACCGCCTAATTCAATGTTATAGCCCTTTGGCACTACCGTGTCAGCTACCGCTATCCAAAACCGTTCTACTGCATTTAAAGTCGTTCTGCTGGTAATACCAGTACAGATTGGCTCATAGCTAAAATTATCTTTACCGTGTAACTTATAAGCCTTACGCAGAATCCTGCCATGCCCTATTTGGTGTTCAGGATTAATAGTCTGCCCGACATACTGTTTGCCGTTCAGCTTATTGGATACAAGGTAAATCTGTGCGTTCATTACTGATTCCGCATGACTGAACTAATGGGTGCTAGAACTCCACCGCTTGCATCGTTTATTCGGTTTACTTGAAGTTGGGACATTATTCTGTTCCTTTCGGATACTTATCTTTTACTGCTTGTATTTGTGCTTTCCATGCGTCTAAACCTTCATGGAAGATGGTGTCGAACTGGTCTGCGTATGATGGGTATTCGGCTACTCGTTGTGTTTTGTATGCTTGAGATTGAGCATAGGCTTCTACGGCTGCTTTGTCGTACTCAACGATGTTTTTGTCTTTATCGTAAGCAACATCGCCACGAATAGTTACTACAGATGGATTTAGTTTGTATATGGCTTCATAATTTATCATGCCGCAATCTCCATAAGAGTAATTGTTGAATAATCTCCACCAGCATTTACAAAAACTTGTTGTCCGCTAACTGTTGATGCTAAAAAAATAGTATATGTAATTGATGAAGTTGTTGCAGGTGAATCTAAATATTCAATTACAGCCGAACCAACATCATTTGCTACGCTTGTTCCTGTCCAAGCAATATATTCTCCAAATCTTTGCAAATTTGAACCATTTTTGTAAAGCCATATAACTGCGCCTGTATTTGCATTTCCTGGATTTTTTTGAATACCGTTAGCAAAAGCCCTTATTAAAATTTTACTTGTTGAAAATAAAGGTGTAATGCTTAAAGTTACATCCGTTGTAACAGCACTCGTTGAAGTAGTAACTGTGCTCGATTGTGTGCCAAAATTAACCACTTGCAACACAGAACCAGTAGGTAATGCTGCTTTAGGAATAGACTGCGATGCGCTAGTTAAAATAGTTCCGTTTACAGCAGATAAGTTCTGCGTAAAGTTACTAGCAGTTGCAGGTTCTTGGATGGTGATTTGTCCACCACCTGAAGATTGAAGTACAAGACTCATATTGATTCCTTAAAGAATGACATAACGCTGTCCTGCCGTTACTGTTATTGTTACGCCAGATGAAATTGTTACGGGTCCTACACTTAATCCATTAGTACCCGATGGTATTGTAAAACTAACGCTGGCAATGTCTTTATTAGTAAGAATAGCTCCACCTGCCTGTGCGCCGCCAATACCGCCCCAGTTTCCAGCTACGTAGCCTTCAAATGAATTCAGGTCTGTGTTGTAGCGGATCATGCCGTTTGCAGGGCTTCCTGAGCGTTGTGCATCCGTTCCCGCTGGGAGCTTGACCTGTCCAGTACCTGAGTAAGTCGAATCACCTGCAAACGTAGATGTTCCTGTAACCGCCAGAGTTCCTACGGACAGATTAACCGCCCCTGTAACCGCCTCAACTACGTTCGTGCCGTTGTTAAACACAAACATTGACTTACCTGCTGGGACTGCAATACCTGTACCTGACGTGTTCTTAACCGTGACCGCATCGGCTAACCCGTTATTGATTAAGTACAGTTTCTCAATCTGACAACCTGAACCAAGGATTAACTGTCTTGCACCGCCAGAAGTGCCTGTGAGGTTTAAACGCAGACAACGAGCAGTTTGAGCAGCATTGGTATCGGTTAAGGTGACGGTAACGTCTGCGCTAGAAAAGGCGACATCTGCTGAACCCGTAATGGCTTCGCCAACCGCAACCGCAAAGTTGTTGTTAGTAGTGGCTCCCCAGGTGCCAGTCTGCTCACCTGTGCCAATCAGCTCTATTTTTAGGTCACTATATGTAGATGCCATAATATCCTTATGCTGCTATTTCCACCCAG